TCATCCGTGCATCCCTCCCAAGTTGCCAACCTGCAAAACCGTTCTCCCCGACAGGCCCCAGTCGCCGACCTGCTGAACGGCGAAGCTCGCGCCCATCGATAGGGTCTGCGTGTGGACGTGCAGCCGCGGCTCCCCCGTTTCCACGATCCGCGTCTCGCCAGCCGCCTCGATGGTGATCCGGTACCGCTCGATCGCCTCGCCCAGGCTGGCGTCCACGCCGTCGCGCCAGTCCCAGTCGGCGCGGCTGCGCCGTGTCCAGCCGAGCCATGCGCCCGCCTCGTCGGGGCGAAGCACCAGATGGCACGGCGCAGGCGGTCGCAGGGCGCTGCCGACATCGCTGCGCGCCGCGCGCACGCCGTCGGGCGGGTCACCCGGTCCGCTCGCGATCACGATCGCGCTGCCTCCGGCCGCTGCCGGGGGAAGGAGGACGGTGGCTGTCGCGCCCGGTTCCAGCAGGACGAACGCCTCGCCCGCCCCGTGGCGCTTCACCGCATCCTCCGTGCCGCGGCGGCCGCGCAGCAGGCGCGACAGCCGCCACCGGCCCTGTCCCAGCGGCTCGGCGCGGCCGAACTGGATGATCTCCTCGCCGACCGCGGCAAGGTTGCGCCCCGCCGAAAGTCCCGCATCATCCATGTCGTGAAGCACCATGCCGGCATGCGGCAGCACCACCTCGATGGCCGTGCGATCGTCGCGGATCGCGGTCGCGGCGGGGGGCAGCGGATCGCCCACCGTGCCGATCACCGCCGGTGCCGCCGTCGATCCGGCCGGATCGAAACTCTGCCCGCCGTCCACGCTCAGCAACAGCCCGGCCGACCGCCAGCCCGCCGCGCCGGCCGCGGCGATGCTCAGCTGCGGCGCGCCATCGGCGCGCGCGATCCCCGTTCGCGGCTCCAGCACCACCAGCCGCGTCTCGCCATGCGGCAGGTCGACGGCTGAGACGCTGCGGCCGGGCGACGCGGCAAGGCTGGTCGGCTGGGCGGTCCCCCGCGTTCGCACCAGCTCCAGCTCGACCCGCATTTCTTCCAGCGTCCAGCCGACGATCCGCCAGCGCCCGGGCACGTCGGCCAGGGTCACGCAATCACCCGGCGTCAGGTCGATCCGCCGCCACGGCAGCGACAGGCGAAGGCGCCCGCGCTCCATCCACAACCGCTCCAGCCTGTCGTGGGCGATCGCCTTGGCGCTTCCCGCCGCGATCACCGCGGCCAGGTCGATGCGCTCTGCGCGGCGCCCGCCCTCCAGCCAGCGCGCCCGCTGCAATCCCGCCTGATAATCGCGCTCCGGATCATGATAGCCGACGGTCAGCTCACCCGGCACATCCGCATCGATGCCGTCGCTCCGGCCGATCCGCCCGTCGATGCGCTCGTCGGCGTCGATCACGGCGACCGGCTCGCTGGCAGGGCGCAGCACGATCGTGCCGCTCTCGTCGCGCGGCGACAGCGGCACCGCCGCCATGATCGTTTCGATCAGCCCGCGCACGCTGTCGCCGCCCGTCGCGAAGCCGACGAACCGGCGATCGGTCGCGGCCGTGGCGTCGCCGGCGCTCGCTTCCGCCACGATCGTGCTGACGGCCGCCCCCTCCTCGTCCGCCACGATCTCGAAGGTCAGGGAAGGAATACGGTTGCCATAGGGACCGAGGTCGAGGTTCTCGAACACGGCATAGGCCGATCCGCGATGCGCAGGCGTCCGCCCCGCACCCTCGGCCGCGGCGATCAGCGGGTCGACCTCCTGATCCTCGTCGCCGTGATGCAGGCGAAAGCCCGTTGCCACCTTCCAGTCGCCACCCGCGCCGCGCATCAGGTTGCCGTCCGCCCAGACCCGCCGCACCGCCCGCACCCGCCGCGCGGACAAGAGCACGGCGAACGACGCCGAATAGCTGTAGTTGGTCACGCTCGGCCGTCCCTTGCCCCCACCGGTGCGCGTCCGCTCCTCGCGCAGGTCGGTGGACCAGATCACGGTGCCTGCCGCCCTGATCGTCCCGAAAAGCGCGGGAATGGCTGTGCCATAGCTCGATGTCTGAACGGTCAGGTCGGTCAGCCGCGGCCCCTGCCGCCCCTTCGGCTGCAGGATCGCGGCGTCGACCGACTGGCCCAGCACGGCGCCGATCGCCCCACCCAGCGGCCCGCCGATCAGCGTACCGACGCTTGTCAGGACCAGCGTCGCCATCAGCTCACCTCCTTTCGCCACATCCCCGCCACTGGCCACGGAACGGCGCCCGGCACCTCCACCACCCGCCGCAGCCCGGCATCCGCGTGGATGAAGCCGCCCTCCGTCAGCACCACCAGGTGGAGCTGTGCGGGCCCGGGTCGCGCTGCCACGATGTCGCCGGCGCGCGCCTCCGCCACCGCCTTTGCGCCGATCGTTGACAGGCTGGCCGACACCGCGGCAAGCGTGCCGCCACGCAGCGGATATCCTGTCGGCACCCGCTCGACCGCCCAGGCGACCGCGACCAGCCCGACGCAATCGATGCCCTCGCGCCCACGCCCATGCAGGCGGAACGGCGTCCCGACGACCCCACGGGCGCGCGCCACCGCCGTCTCTCCGGTCATGATCCGGGATACCGGGTCAGCAGGTCGTTGCCGGGCAGGTGGGGCTCGCCCCGGAAGTTCGCGGCATTGCCGAACCGGGTGATGCAGCTGTCGATCTGCCGGTCGCACCCTTCGATCAGCTCGACTAGCGCACCCGCCGCCGGAACCCGCGCCGGCGGAATCGCCAGGGTGATTGTCGCGCCCGCCGACCTGCGGATCGCGCCCGACCGGCCGGCACTGTCGCCGTCCAGCCATCGCAGCCGCCCCCAGCCATAGGCATCGTCCCGCGGTTCCGTGCGGTCCACCGTCAGCATGCCGTCTCCATCCATATCGATCACGCGGGCCAGCCGCCGTCGCGCCGCCATGTCGACCCGGCACCGCCGGTCGCCCAGCGTCGCGCGACATTCGGGGGAGGTCTGCTCGACGACCGCACGATCCAGGATCGCAGCCGGGCCCCGCAGCTCCGCGGTGAAGCCGCCACCTTCGCGCGCCACGCTCCCGATCTCGCCGCGGCACAGGCGGACGGCGTCGGCCGGGTTGGTCCAGTCGCAGGCGCTGACCGTCACCGCGGCGCCGTCGAAGCGACCCGCTGCCAGATCCTCCTCGCTAATCGCCGCTGCATTGAGGGCGCCGCTCACCTCCATGCCGCCGGGCTCCAGGCTGTCGCTGCGGGTGATCGCGGACGGCACCATCCCGGGCGATGCCCGATACAGCAATCCGTCCGCCACGATGTCCCGGTCATGGCTGGTGAAGCCGATGGTCACCCCGTCGCGCCGCTCGATCCGCCACAGGAAGGCCAGCGCGGTCAGCCGCTCCGCCAGCCAGCTCATGCCTCCTTTACCTCGATCAGCGGCACCGACACCGCCTCGCCGGCGCCGAATGTCGTGCGCTGGACCTCCAGCCTGTCCTCGGCAAAGCGCACGGGCACGTCGAACAGGAAGCCGGCGCGCACCGCCGCACCGTTCGCCGGTGGCTGGTCGAACGCGACCCATCCGCCCGGCTCCACCCGCCATCCGCTCGCCGCTTGCCCGCCCACGCTCACCCGCACGCTGGCGACCTCGGGCCGGCTGATGATCCGCGCGGGCACGTCGGGCCCGCCGCCATAATGCTTCACCAGCCGGAACCGGGTCGCGATCCCGTCGCCCGTGCCCAGCAGCTGGTCGGCGGCACCCGGCACCCCCGTCATCCCGGCCGAACTGTGGTCGAACGGATCGCGCAGCCGAAAGCCGCGGGCGGCGCCCATCCGCGCGCGGAAGAAGCGCAGCAACAGCTCCATGTCGGCCTGGCTGCGCACGCCCGGACCCACGTCGTAATCGGTGCGTGCATCCGCCCAGTCGGCGTTGCGCTGCTCATGCCCGCCCGCCACCGTGACCACCGCCGTTGAAAAGCCCGGCCGGACCACCGCCTCGCGCCCGATCTCGATCGGAAACGCCACATCGTCGAACGCCTGCACGTCCGCTTCCCCTTCCCCGAAGTGAACAAATCCGTCGCGGATCACCTGCGGCAGCGCCCAGATGAAAACCGGGCCGGTCCCCCGCCGCTTCGCCGCGACCGCCGCCGCATCGATCAGCGCCCACTGCGCGCGCTCCTCCGGCCGCAGCACGAAGCCCGCCAGATAGTGCTGCGTCTCGACCGGATAGCCCAGCCGCGCGGTCGCCGCCGCCACCCCGCGCGCGGTCGCGCCCGTGTCGCCGGCCGTCACCCAGTCATAATCCTCCAGCTGCAGCACGTCGAAGGCGGGCCATGCCCAGCCGACGGGCACGTTGGCGCGCCGCACCTCGGGCGCGCGCTCGTCCAGGATGCTCGGCAGATAGGCCAACAGCAGCGCCTCCGCGCCCGGTGCCTCCGCCCGCACGGCCGCCACCAGCGCCGCCGTCGCGCCCGCCAGCACGGCACCCGCCCGGTCCAGCAGCGCCTTCTCCTGTGGCCCCGTCACTGCCGCCACGTCCGCGATCACCGGCATGTCCGGGCCCAGCGCCGCCCGCGCGGCGTCGTCGTAAAGGCAGATCCGCCGGTCGCGGGTCACCCACCACCACGGCTCCCCCACCTGGAACCTGACCGGCATCCCGGCCTCGCGCGCGATGGCGGCAAATGCCCGCCCCACCGCCTGAAGATAGGCCTTTGCCTCCCCGTTCGCGGGCGACAGCAGCGTTGACGGCGGCTCCCACCCGGTCAGCGCCGGCGCGCCGTCCGCCGCGCGCTGCTTCCACCCCTCGGGGCAGTGGCTGTCGAGCAGCTCGAACGACAGGGACAGGATCAGCTCCAGCCCGGCCTCGATCGCCGCGGCCGCAAGCGCCTGGTGCCAGCGCCGGCACGGTTCGTTCAGCGCGCCGTCCGCCGCGCCCGCCTTTCCCGCCCCGTCGAGCCGGAAATAATGGCTCATCCCGACATAATGGTTGATCGCGCCGCGATAGCCGAGGCCGACGATGTTGCGCACCAGCCGGGCGGGCGTCACATGGTACAGGTCGTCATAACCGGTCGCCATCGACAGGCCGTGCGGCGGCACCAGCACGTCGCCCAGCGCGATCACCGATCCCGCCCCGTCGCAGCGGATGCCGCTCAGCTCCGCCCAGCCCGCGACCGGCGCCGGCAGCGCGCCCGTGCCGCCATAACCGGGCGGTGCCAGCGACACGAACATCCGGTCGACGTCGCCCGCCCACACCGGGTCCGCTTCGCCCGGCAGCAGGAAGCCCCCGTCGACGGCGGCGAAGTCGATCTCCACCTCCGCGTCCTCCGGCGTGCCGCGGGCATAGTTCCACAGCCGCACATACCAGGCCCGCGCCTGCCCCGCCGCGTCGCGCCCCTCGATCGTCAGCGTCGGGCCGTTCACCGCGTCCAGCGGCAGGATGCCGCCCGACCGCCACCGGAACTGGAGCCGGCACGCCCGGAAATCGCGCGCGGTCTCGTACGCCAGGAGGACATGGTCGTGCCGGTCCTCCGCGTCCCAGATCAGCCCGGCCAGCGTGTCGCGACCGTAGAACACGGCATCCACCCGGATCGCATCGGGCGCGGTCGTCACCACCGACGCCATCATCGGGCGCGGAAAGTTGACGGTCCAGAAGCGCGCATCGAACCGCTTCACCCAGGATGTTTCCTGCACCGTGCGGCGCTCGGCCAGCCACCATCCCACGGCTCAGTCTCCCATCACGGCATGGCGCACCGCCCGTGCCACCTGCCGGCTCGACCGCTGCAGCATGCGCGGCGCATCGCCCGGCCCCGCCCCGCCGTTCACGTTGATGGTGACGCGGATCTCGCGCCCGTCCGCGCCTCCGGAACCGCCGCCCATCGCGACCCGTCCCGCCGTTGTCGGCACAAACAGCTCGGGCCCGCGCTCCCCCACCAGATAGGGGCGGCCCGGCGCCACCGGGCCACCCGTCGCGCGGCCGGGAAAGCCGCTCAACAGCGGCGCGATCCCGCTCAACAGGCCACCCAGCACGCCACCGACGCCGGTCAGTGAGGACAGCCCGGCCCGCACCGCGGACGCCGCGATGTCGGCCATCGCGCCCAGCGCCACGCTTTTCAGCTCCTCAAAGCCCAGCTTGCCCGTGCGCACCGCGCGCAGCAGCCCGGCCTCCACCATCCGCCCGGCCCGCTCGGCACCCGCACCCAGCGGCCCGTCCAGGGTGCGGCGCATCTCGTCGACATCGCGGGCAAAGCCGCGCGTGTCGGCGCGCACCGACACGATCAGCCGTTCGATTTCCTCATCCATCGGGAAACATCTCCATCAGCGCAGGCAGGTCGACCGGCGCGTCGGCCGGGGGGCGCAGCATGTCGCGGATCGCCGCCAGCTCGGCGGGGGTCGCGCGCCAGAACTCGTCCGGCCGCCAGCCGAGCGCGACCGCCGCCTCGCCGGCCAGCCGCCGGGCCCACTCGGCAAAGCTCACTGTCCGTCGAGGATCTGGCGCAGCAACAGCTTCAGCGCCGGCGTCGCCCGCGCCAGCCCGCCCGCCGCCACCGCCTCCGAAAAGGCGGCCCGGTCGACCGCCGCCGGGTCGCGCAGGCAATGCCAGAACAGCGCCACCATCTCGGACAGCGCCAGCCGCCCGTCCGCCGCCCGGTCCACCAGCTCGAACAGCGAGCCGATCTCGCCTTCCGCCGCCACCAGGGCGGCAAAGCTCGGCCGCAGCACCTGCCCGGCCACCTCCGCCTCGCCGCGCACGGCGTTTGCGCCGCTCACAGCGACACCACCGCGCCGGAGCTTTCCAGGCTCACCGCATAATTGCGCTCGCCGTTGAACTCGCCCGAATAATCCAACCGCGTGACCAGGAAGCGTCCTCGCATCCGCTCCCCGCTTTCGAAGCTCAGTTCATAGTCGTCCAGCAGGCCGGCCAGCGCATTGGCCTTGATCCGCGTCTCGGCCGCCGATCCCGTGAACACGCCCGATCCCGTGACCGAGACGGATCGCACGCCCGCGCCCGACAGCAGCTCGCGCCATCCGCCCGACCCCTTATGGGTCACCACCACCGCCTCGCCGTTCACCTGCAGCTGCGTGGTGCGCATCCCCGCCACCGTCGCAAAGGCCGGCACCGCCGCGCCGTCGCCGATCTTCAGCAGGAACGCACTTCCCTTCTCCATCGCCATGCCCGTCGCCTCCATCGTCAATCCAGCCGCGCCACCCGGAACCGCACGTCCACCATTCCTGCCCAGGGCCGCGCCGGGTCGCGCACCATGCGCGTGCGGATCAGGGCGACGCTCGCCACCTGCCAGCCGCCATCGATGCTGCCCGCGATCCCGGTGACCGCAGCCTCCGCCGCGGCCATCGCGCCGTGCAGCCGCGCGGCCGCCCCCGCCTCGTCCCACGCCGTCAGCGCGATCCGCACCTCGCGCCCGTCCGCGCCCTGGTGGCTCCAATCCGTGCTGCCCACCTCCCCGACCGTCAGGTAGGGAAAGGGTGCCCGCCCCGGCGCCCCGTCGAACACGGCGCCGCCGCCGTCGGTCAGCGCGGCAACCACCGCGCGCTGCACCGCCTCGCCCGCCCCCATCATCGGCGTCCCTCCCACCATCCGATCGCGCGCAGCCGCACGTCCGACAGCATCCGCTGCCTGAGCCCGACGCCCCGCAGCACGACGCCGTCGGGCGTCTCCTCCAGGGAGATGCCGGGCGGCATCGCCGCGTCCATCATCCGGGCGATGCGGCGGCGGCGTGCGCGCGCGGCGATCCGGTCCACCGCCGTCATCCGCGCCGCTCCGCCGCGATCACGACCATCCGGTCGCCCGCCGCCGGATCCTCCTCGACCGCCACCAGCTCCAGCGTGCGGCCGCGCCAGTGCAGCCGGTCGCCCGGCGACAGCGGGCGTGGTCGCATGGTCACGCGCCACACCGGCAGCGCTTCGGCCGCGTCGGCCGCGTTCGCCGCCCCCCTGCCGGCCGGTGTCACCGCCGCCCAGCTCTCGCCTGTCGCGGTCCACCCCGCCACCGCGCCCAGCGGGTCGCGCGCCTGGTTTGCCCGCAACAGGGTCACGCGCTGCGTCAGCGCGCCTGCCAGCTCGCCCGTCATCGCAGCCGCAACCGCTTGAACGGCCGCCACAGCGCGGCGACCGCGGCGGGCAGCGCATCGTCCGTCCGGTCGCGGTGGGTGAACAGGTGCGCGGCCAGCCGCACGATGCCGTGGCGGGCCGCATCCGGCAGGTCCGCCCAGCCGTCCGCCAGCCCGGCGGTGTACCGCACGTATAAGCGGTCGCCCGTGCCCCGCCGGACCCACCCGACGCCGTCCGGATCGATGTCGGTCGGCAGGTCGTCTGCGGGGAATGCGGCTCCCTCGGCCGCCTCCACCGCCTCGACCGATCGGACCGGCACCTGCGACAGGCGGGTCCAGCCGCGCGCGGACGCCTGCACGGTCTCCGCCACCGGCCGCGCGATCGCCAGCAATCCGCACACCGCCTCGAACGCACCGATCGCCGCGCCCACCTGCGCGTCGATCAGGGCATCCTCCAAGTCGCTCTCCAGCCGCAGCAAGGCCTTGGTGGCCGTGCGGCCATCGGCCAGCACGGTGGCCGGCATCCCGTCGACTCGCGTCATCGCGCGGCCGGCGCGTGGCCGCGCCGCCTCCGTCCTTCATCCATGTGGGTCCTCCCGCCTGGCGTTCAGTTGCTGGTCTGGATCGCCGTCAGCACCGGCATCATCGGAATGGCGCTCCCGTCCGCGTAGCGGCCGGTCGCCCAGCCGCCGGTGTCGGGCGCATAGCCCTGGTGGTTCCTGACGCCGACCGGCCCGCCGGGGTCGCTCGCCAGCCGCACCACCACCCCGCCGTCGGCGACGTCCACACCCGCGATCGGCAGCAGCGTCGCAAAACCGTCCGCTGATGCCTGCCAGCTGGTGAGCGCACCTCCGCTCAGCGACGTTGCTCCGTTCAGGTCGATCGCGACCGTCACGACGGCACCGGATCGCACTGCGCCCGTCGCGACCGGGCCCAGCCCGTCATGCGGCGACAGGCCCCACCCTTTCAGCACCGACAGCGCGGCCCGCCGTCCCATCTCCGGATAGCCGCTCGGTCCGGGCGAATAATGATACGCATCGATCATCTCGATCCCGACATGGTGGTGCGACAGCCGGCCGATCTCGGCCATCAGCTCGGCCTGGATCCGCCGCACCGCGCTCGCATTGGCATCGGCCGCCGCGTTGCTCGGCGCGCCATAGACGCCGGTCACCGCCATCAGCACCGGCACCTCCGTTCCCGCCGGCTGGCCGGATCGCGCCCGCAGCGCGGCGATCGTCTCGCGCCACGCGTCCTTGTAACCGGCGGCCGCACCGGTGCCCGGCGCAAAGGCCTCGTCCTCGCCCTGGTTGATCAGCAACAGCTCGAACGCGCCGCCGGCAAGGCCGATATGCGCCTCCGTCCAGGCGAACTCCGGCCGCCCCGGCTTCAGCGCCGCCACCGATCGGGCGGGGATGCCGCAGTTGACGATCCCCACCGGCAGCCCCGCGCCCTCGCTCAGCATCCGGCTCAGGATCGCATCGTTCACCGTGGCGCCGTCCAGATAGGGCGTCGCGTTGCCCCATGCCCTGCGCGCCGCCGGCTGGTCGTCCCACAGCGCGGTGTAATGCCAGCTTCCGGCAAAGGGCGGCTGATCAACCGTGGCCGGGCCGCTCATTCCCGCGGTGTTGGACTGGCCGTACATCAGCACGCCGATGCCCACGGCGAACAGGTCGTTCGCCTGCACCGCGCTCTGTGTGTCGTTGGCCGCCGCCACCTCCAGCCGGTACGCGCCCGTGCCATTGAGGCCGGCCGGCACCTCGATCGTCGCCGACCACCGTTCGTCCGCGATCACCGCGTCGGGCACGGCTGCCCAGCCGTTCAGCGGCGCGCCCGTCTCGGGCTCGCGCAGGCGCCAGATCAGCCCGTTCACCTGCCCAATGAACCCGCCCGCGATCGCCACCGGCGCCGATCCGTCCGGGTGCGGGCCGCCCTTCCGGCGCGGCACAAAGGCCTGCTCCGGCGGGTCGATCCACAGGTCGCACGCCAGCGGCCCCACCTCCACGTCGTCCCATCCGGCAAAGCCGTCGGCGAATGTGGTGAAGCCGGCGTGGCGCCCGGGCGGCAATGCCGGCACCGGGGTCCGGCCGACGCCGCGCATCCGCATGCCTTCGCGCAGCACGCTGATCTCGCCCGCCACGATCCGCCCTTCGATGACGTCGCCCGCGCGCACCAGGCGCCGGTCCGCGAAGCGCGAACTGGTGCCAAGCCCGCTCGACCCCGGCAGCCCCGTTTCCGCTCCGCCGACCAGCACGAACGGGCTCATCACGCCGCTCAGCCGCACGCCCGCGAAGTCGCGGGTCCCGCTCGCGCCGAACACCAGCATCGTCTGCCCGTTCGTGGCGCCCACCCGCGCCCGAAAATAATGGCTGGCGCTCCCCGCATCGCGCGCGATCAGCGCGTGCGGCGGAAAGGCATATTCGCCCCACCCGTTGACGTTCGCCAGCCGTCCCCCGCTCACCCCCACGCTGTTGAGCGCGCCGGCCACCGGCGGCTCGCCGCCCACCGTCACCCAGCCCGGCTGCAACCGCAGCACGGTGCCGTCGGGCAGGTCGAACCCGGTGGAAAAGCCGACGGGCGTCAGCACGACGGGTGCCGGGGCAGGGGTCGGCGTCGGCGTCGGCGTCGGTGTCGGTGTCGGCACGGGCGTCGGCGTCGGCACCGGCGTCGACACGGCCATCCCGCCCGCCCGCCGCAGCGTCAGCGACAGCCCCAGCCCGATCGTCGCCATCAGAACAGCGCCACCAGGTCGGTCGCGCTGGTGCCCGTCGCCCGGACGAAGCGCGCCCGCACCGGCAGGATCGTGCCCGTCGGCACCTGGCGCAGCCGCACGTCCGCGCCCCCGCCCATGCCCTGCAGCACGATGTCGCCGCCCTGCCCGACATAGATCGCCTTGGGCGCATCCCCGATCGGCGCGGCATCGCTCGGCACGATCGCCGCCACCCGCGTGGCGGGCGCGCTCACCCCGTCGGCATGAAGAAATGGATCCGCCATCTCAGGCTCCTTTGCTGCTGTTTTCCGGTGAAAGGTTCGGCGCCGCCCCGGCCCCCTCGGGGCGGCGCCCCGCCTGCGGCGTCAGGCCGCGGCGAACTTCATCAGCTTGATGGCTTCGCTGTTCACCACCGCGCCGCCCACCCGGCGGGTGGCGTAGAAGTGCACAAACGGCTTGTGGCTGTACGGATCGCGCAGGATCTGCGTCTCCGCCCGGTCGGCGATCAGATAGCCCGCCTTGAAGTTGCCGAACGCAATCGACAGGCTGTTCGCCGCGATGTCGGGCATCGCGTCGGCCTCCACCACCGGATAGCCGAGCAGCGTGTCCGGCTGCCCGGTGAGAAGGCCCGGCTGCCACAGGAACGCGCCGTCCGCGGTCTTGAACTTGCGGATCACCGCCAGCGTGGCCGCGTTCATGACAAAGCTCGCGCCCTGCCGGTACGGGCCCTTCAGGGCATGCACCAGGTCGATCAGCCGGTCGGGCGCCGCCGTTCCGCCGAACCCGCCCGCCGCGCCCGACGCCACATGCTGCAGCGTGCCGAACGCGCGGGTCCCGTCGCCGTCCGAACTGGTCGGATAGGTTACGAAACCCTTGGGCCGGTTGACGCCCGATCCGGCCACGAACGCCGCACCCTCCGCCCGGGCGAACTCGGCCGCGATCTCGTCGGCCAGCCAGCCTTCCAGGTCGAACGCGGCATCGTCCAGCATCGCCTGGCTGGCCGCCGGGTTGGCGTAGAGCTCGCCCGACGGCGGCACGATCTCGTGGAAATCGGGCGTGTCCGTTTCCGGCCGGTCGGCCGTTTCCGACACCCAGCCGGACGGCGTGCCGCCCGCGCTCACCAGCTTGCGGTACCCGGCCGATCCCACCTGCACCACATTGGCGATCGTGCGGATCGGCGACGCCGCCTTCAGCAGCCGTTCGATGATCCCGTCGATCTCGCGCGGCACGGCATAGCCGCCGTCGATCCCGCTCGCCCCGCTTGCGCTCTTCACCTCATGCGTGCGCCCCGCGCGCAGATAGTTGTCGACAAAGGCACCGGCCGCGCCCCTGCCCGCCACCGCGCCCGACAGTACCGGCCGCGCATCCGACTTCACGTCCACCATCTCGTTCTCCTCGCTCCAGATCCGGTCCACCCGCGCCAGCGGCTGCATCGGCCGCGCCACCAGGCTCAGCTCGATCAGCCCGACATGAGTAAGTTCCCTGTTTGTTCCCCAGCGCTCCGCGCGGAAGCCGAACGACAGACCGCCGATCCGCCGCGCCGCGCGCACGCCCGCCGGCCACAGCTCGGCCTCCATGCGGAGCCCGCGCGCATCCTCGGCGATCGTCGTGACCGTCCCGATGCGCCGCGCCGGGTCATGCTCCAGCAGCAGCGGCAGCGGCGCCCGCGCGTCGGCAAAGGCGCCGCGCCGCACGATGTCGCCCTGTCCGTCCGCCACGTCGAAGATCGCGGCATGGCCGGCGATCCTCATGCCCGCACCCCCAGCTTCACGGCCAGGCCCAGCAGCAGCGCCGCCAGCAACAGGCGCACCATCCACTCCACCGCCGCGCGCCGGGCCGATCGCTTCACGTCGCGCCAGGCGGCAAGCAGCTCGCGCAGCTCCCCCATGTCGCCGCCGGCGGCCGCGTCCTGCAGGCCGATGGAGGCCAGCGCCCGCGCCGCCCCCCGCTCGCTTGCTTCCTCCACGATCGCGCGCAGCGTGCCGCGGCCCGCGCCGTCGCCTTCCGCCTGCCGCACCAGCTCGGCCAGCACCGCTCCGTCGTCCATGATCGCCTCCACCACCCTGATCTGCCCGTCCGCCGGCGGATCCTACCGGAACCCCAGCATCGCCCGCTTCTCGTCGCGGTCCAGGAAGTCCGCGCCCGCCACCTGCCGCCACAGCCGCTCGCGATCCTCAGCCAGCGCGGGCACCAGGTCGGGGTCCACCTCGATCGTCAGCGCCGGCCACCACGGCGCCAGCCCGCCGGCGATCGCCTCCAGCAGCTGCGCTGCCAGCGGCAGCACGGTGGCCCGCCACAGCGCGCGGTTGGCCTCGCGGTAATTGGCGTAGGTCGCGTCGCCGGGCAGCCCGAGGAGCATCGGCGGCACGCCGAACGCCAACGCGATATCGCGCGCCGCCGCCGCCTTGGTGCCGACGAAGTCCATGTCGGCCGGGGTCAGGCTCATCGCCTGCCACTTCAGCCCCCCGTCCAGCAGCATCGGCCGCCCGGCGTTCGCCGCCCCGGCAAAGCTCTGCTCCATCTCGGCGCGCAGCCGGTCGAACTGCTCGGCCGACAGCGACGCGCCCGCCTCGCCGGGGTCATAGACCAGCGCGCCCGACGGCCGCGCCGCATTGTCCAGCAGCGCCTTGTGCCACCGGGTCGCGGCGTTGTGGATCGCCACCGCGCCCGCCACCGCGCCCAGGCAGCCGAGGCCAAGATGATCGTCCAGCGGATGAAAGCCGCGCACATGCACGATGCGGTCGGGCGGGATGCGCACGCTCTCGCCGTCAACGCGGTAAAGATAGCCGTCCGGCCACCCCCGCCCGTCCACCGCCACCGTGATCCGCTCGGGCCGGAGCGCGAACAATCCGTCCGGGGCCCGCCCGTCCTCGCCCAGCAGCTGCACGAATGCATTGCCGTGCAGCAGCAGCTGCGCCGCCGCCGGCGCCAGCATGCCCGATCGCCGCACAAGCGCGGTCGCGGCATCGTCGCTGGCGAAGATCGGCGCCGCCCCCACGCTTTCGCTCACCAGTCGCACCGCGCGCTGCGCCACCGGGTTGCTCAGGAACGCGTCGCGCACCTGCGCTTCATATCCGCTCGGCCACCCGCCCAGCGCCGCGCCGCCGAACCCGCGCGCCAGCACCGGCCGCGCGCCATCGCGCCCGGCCCGCTTCCCGAACCATCCCATGCCTGCCTCCGACAATCAGATCCCGTTGTTCCGCCCGGCGCGGGGCG